GAAGTACTCAGTAGAGTTAACAATATACATTACGTCTGCTGGGTTAATACCATATTTACCCATTTTCTTTCTAGCATTTAACAATGTAGCTGCTGTTAAAGATTCAGATGCGAATGCAGTTGCTGATTGAGTTACGTGTGTACCACTTGAGTCATCGTCTGTAGCTAATTTAACTAAGCCTTGGAAAGATGCTCCTGATGTACCGTATACGCCATCAGCGTGGTCACCCACTAGGATAGCATTCTCAATACCTCTTGCATGTGATCTAACGATTGAATCCCTAATTAAAGGAAGAATCGGTAGAATTGCGTCTTCTTCAGTTTCATTACCTAAGTAAGATTGTGAAATAAGTTTTTTAGTTGAAAGAGTTCTTTCTGTTAAATCAACACCTGCATATGGAGAACCATATGTGTCACCCCTCTCTTCTAAGTTACCATGTGGTGAACTTCCAGAAGCTGTTTGGTTACTAGTAAATTCTGCGTAACCTGCATCTGGCATGATAGGAATGATTTGAGTTGCTGATTGCATTGGAATTTCTCTAAATAGAGGAGCCAATACTAACTCGAGTTGAATATCTCTTTCGATATTTGTTGATACTGTTTGTTCAAAATCAGCTGATGAAACGCCAACACCTGAATGTGCGTTAACTTTTTCCATAGTCTCTTGACCAAGTTTAGTATTCCAGCCTTTACCAGTAGCAAGACCCATTACCCAAGCGTCATCAATGTCGCTTTGGAAGGCTTTCTGCCAGTCGCTGTTTTGTCTGTCGCCAAAAACTCTTTTTGATTCACGCATAGCGTTAATCTCTTCTTTTTTATCAGACAGTTCAGTTTTAAGTTCATTAACTACGGATTCTAAGTCACCATGTCTTTCTTCAACACGTTTTTCAACGTCTGTGATAAGCTTTTCAGCTCCTGACATGCCAGCTTGGACAATAGTTTTAACTTTTTCTTGCTCAGCTTCTTTTTCAGCAACTTCTGCTTGTTCAGCAGCTTGCTTTTCTTCAGCTTCGCTTACTTCTTTTGCTTTTTGTTCTGCTTGTTGCATTGCGATTTTAGCAGCAGTTGATTTTGCCACTTCTTCCGCGAATGCTTTTAAGTCTAACTCAGCATCTGGAGTAGTTTTTTCTGTAGACATATGTCTCTCCTGTTGAGTGGTTTTACCCACGGCTTGTGGCGCATCAATTTCGTCAGTTTTTACTGCTTCCATCTCATGAGCCTGTTTTACGTCATTAGTAAATTCCGCTTTCCATTCATCGTATTCTGATTGAGAATCGAATGATTTCGCAATCGAAAACATTGCTGTCTGGTTGCAAGGTACACTCACAACAGACACTTCAAATAGCTCAGCGTCCTTTATTTGATATCCGTCGGTTTCCTTTAGATAATCAGCGTCCTTGACTCGGAAACCCACGGAAAATGCTCCAAGTACGCCATCTTTAATAAGATCTTTTACTTCACCTGCAGACTTAGAGATTCTAGCTCCAAGTTCGAGGCCTTTATCGTTTACTTCTAAGGAAGTAGCACGACCAATTGGTCTGTTATAGTCATGGTTAAAAAGAATTATTGGATTACCTTTAAAGTTTTCCAATCCACCATTTTTAGTCCATGCGTCATGGTCAATAGAGTCACCGGCTCTGTCCGATGCGTTAGTGCTAGCATATCCTTTGATATTCACACTTCCATCATCATCTTCTCCTAGAGTCTTGAAAGTCGATGCCCAATGAAAAATTTTATCTGACATAACTATTTACCTTTCTTTACAGCTTTTTTAGGAGCTGGCTTTGCTTTTGACTTTGGTGCTGGTGCTGGTGCTGGAGTATCTGTCCAACCTGCAGTTTTAATCATCTGCTCCATTCTTGCCCATGAGCCAAATGCTCTTTTTGCAACCATAAAACGCATTGGAACGTCTTCAGCTGCTTTATATTCTTCAATAGAAAGAATTTTTCCTTTCTTTTCGAAGTATTCCATTAATACTTTTAATACTTGTGGTCTATTCATTTTCTTCTTCCTCTGTTTCTTCAGGTGGTCTACCACCTTCCTCTGGGTTAACTGCGCTACCTGCTATATTTGCAGGTATTCTTAATTCATCATGACCTTCAATTGGTTCCATGTTCATTGCGTCTCTAACCTCATTAGGTGTCATAATACCTGTATTGACTAAAGTAGCATAATATGCTGCCTGGTCTCTTAATTCTGGTTGTAGTGCTGGTACTCCATGCACATCTTCAACTAGTTTAAATCCAAAATATCTTTCACACGCATACCCAATTTTTCTCACAATAGGTAGTATAGTTTCTAAATAATAGAGTCTATGATTAGGTCTAATATTTGCATTGTTGCCACTATCTAATAAGATTGGTGGTACGCCTAGTGCTTCTAAAATTATTTTTTCGTTAGCGGCGATTGATGGTTGGAAGTCTAATTCCTTGAAGTTTACTTTAGTCAGACTATCAACTTCTAAACCGCCATCTAATATTAGTGGTCTTTTACCACCATTTTTAGGATTATATCTAGTACTCCAGGCCTGTAACATTCTTTCTTTGATTCTGTCAGAAAGAGTATTAGGACTTTTAAGTACTAATCCTGGAACTGCTCCATTTTTGAAGAAGTTATCCTGAAACTTTCTCATATTATCCATTAAATACATAGTTCTATAAGCTGGTTTCAGTCTAGGTACACCCCTGTATATCGATTTGAATGAGTTTTCCTTAATATGTATTATTTCATTAGGGGTGTAGTCTATATGACCATCATATACATACTTATTAATATAGGTTTCTGTATCAGATTCTATAGTAACATTGTTCGCAGGTAAATGATAAAGATGGACACCATCATAATATATAAAGATGTTTCCATCAATCAGTAAATCAATAATAAGATTTCTCTTAAAAGTATTGATATCCTGAAAAGGATTTGGTTCTTTATTTAGTAATAAGTCTATACGACTCCTACGAACATTTTGAACCATAGGTGTTAACCCATTTATTTTATCGCCAACTTCAAAAGGTATATCAGCGCTATCGTCAACAATCATGTTAACAGCCCTGTTAACTACTTCTAGTTCTTCGTAAGCGGAGCGATAATTATCTTTCTTTTCACGAGTATCTATTGATAGTCCTTCTTCTAAACCAATAAAAGATTGAGCAGGATTTAACTTTTCGTCGCTATCGATGCCTAAAAATCTATCATACCATGCCATATTTGTCTCTCTGTATCTCTACCCATCTTTTTTGTTTCATTGCTGTCATCAACTTTGGTCTTTTACCGTAAATGCTATGCAATCTTATGTGATGAGTTTTACATAGTGTTGCAGCTTCATTGTAGATTTCATTGAGGTGTTCCTCTATGAACTGTTCTCGAAGATTCATTATTTCATCGGCTGTGGTAATCGTAATTTTGTTATCCTTCAGCCACTTATGTAGTAATTCAGTCATTCCGTAAAAGTGGTGAAACTCTAAGTTTTCTGTTTCCCCGCAAATAAAGCACTGGGTGTCTTTCTTATATCCTGATTTGGCTTTATCCCTGACGTACTTGACTAAATCTCTTTTTAAATCCATAAATTCCTATTAGTTAAAATTATACCAAAAATTCACCTTCTTGTCAACAATTATTTTTTGGTAGGTCATAATTAAAAAGTATGTGCTGATGTCTCAAAAGTATACAGTGCATAACGTAAAGCATCTGACATATGAGATGCCATATTATGTTTAGGTTTTTCTTTGAGTAAATTAGGATTTGAGTCCCATTGGTATTGGTCAACTGCTGATAATGCTTGTTGACATCTTTGGTCTATTATGAGAAGGTCATTATCGATAATTCCTCCTGCGTGGCCTATTCCATCTAGAACTGATTTTTTCGCATTGATAGTAGATATATCATAATTTTGCGCTAGGTCAAATCTAGTTTGTTGAGCTGCGGAATCAATATAAATCCAGTCAATATTATATTTATCTATCATTTTGCTTATTTCGCCCGCATGTTGTTCAGTAGTTCTTTCAGCGTCCATGTATTCATCTATTAGATAATATTTTTGTTCGTCCCAATCATATGCTATTACACACAATGCTGTTGGGTCTTTGTATCCTACGTCAAGTCCTGCAAATACATCCATTTTGCTAGTATCTAACTGACTTAAGTCTGCGACACACTCTTCAAAATTAAAGTTCCAAACTTGTCCTTCATAAGTGTTAAAGTCAGCGAGATACTCCTGAGCAAACTCTGCTTGAGACATTGCTTTTTTAGCTTCTTTTATATCTTGGTCACTAAACCTTGGGTTTTCGTGATAAGTTGCTTTTATTGATGCCCAGTCGTGAAACTCTTCACTAAATCCTCTATGCCAAAATTCAGCAAACCAATTATTTCGCCCTCTTGGTGTTGAAATAAATACAGCCTTACTGTTTTCTTTATCTAGAGTAGGTCTGAGTGCTATGTTAAAAGCGTCTTTTCCATCGGCTAATGCTGCCTCATCAAAGATGATTAAATCATAAGACCTACCAACGGTAGAGTCTACTTGATTCACTGAACCCATTCTAATAGTAGAACCATTAGAGAGTTCTATAACTTTATCCTTTGCATTATCTCTTACCACCTCTAAATCAAAGTGCTTTATTAGCTGTCTTTGTAAATCAAAAGAGATTTGGGATAAAGAATAGTTCGGTGACATAATTAATATATGAGAGCCAGGCACGAGTGACACAAGCTGTCCAATTACATTTGTGATATAAGTTTTGCCCTGTCGCCTAGAAATGGCGGCACACACGAATCTATATTTTGGGTTATTGACTGCGTTTATAAGTGCAGTCTGTGATGAGTTAGGTTCAATACCTAACAAATTCATATATTCTGATATAGGAAGTTTGATAAACCTATCGGCACTATCAAAATTCATTAGTTCAGAACTTAGAATATCTGTTCTACTTACGTCTAGCATTTTAATGTATTGTTGTTTTTTGTTTAATAATTTCTGTTAGACCCAGTATACTGTCGTCTTCGAATAGATGATTTTTATCACATACACTTAATAAATATAAGTACCCCAAACATAAATCAGTCATAGTTTGGTCTGCGTGAGATAACCTGCCCATTGTTTCTGCTTTCTTTTGTAAAACATTCAATGTTATAGTGCAGGTTTCTGCAACTTCATCTAACCAAAGATTATCTTTCATTATGGTGTTACCACACCTACGCCTAAAATTTCAGCATGTGCAGCAAATATCTTTTCTTCTCTTTTCTTTCTGAGGAATGTTACTTCTCCAGCTATAAGAGTGAAAGTTGCTACAGTATTTCCTGATGAATCTGTGACGGTTACTAGTCTATTTGTTGACCCACTGTTAACTAAACGCACATCATCAGCCTCGCCAAAATTACTGGCTGCTCCTGATGAAGTTCCGCAAGCGGCTTCACTTCCAAGTAATCTCATTTACTTCTCCTTATTTTTCTTTGCTTTACGTTTAGCTTTTAACATGGCATCATCTATATCAACGTCTCCGTCCATATCTACATCTTTGCCGTTTATTATATTCCAAACTTTTGAAGCTATTTCTTTAACTTTTTTTACCATTTTACCTTATTTGCCCAGTAAGCTGCTGACATCTTACCTTTGGCTATATTTCTTGCGTGTCTTGCTTTAAAAGACTTGCGTTTCATTTTCATTCTACGAGACTCGCCAGCTTTAGGTTTACCAGCTGTTTTGGCTCCTTTTTGTCCAAAACGAATGGTTTTAATTCTACTTCCAACTTTTGCCACAACAATATGTGACTTAGTTTTGTGTCCAGGCGTACGCTTTGGTTTATTGAATCCTCGTACGCCTGCTCTTTTTAACCTAGGGTCTCGTTTACTTTTTCTTTTTGTAGCTCTTCTTCTTCTAACCACGTTTTCTCCCTGTGCGTCTGCGTCTTGCAAAAGTTTTTACATTGGTTGGCTTTCCGCCTACTCCCTGTCTTACTTTTCTTTTTCGTCTTACTGCAGACCTTATCTGAGCTTTGCTCATTCTTGCTGCTTTTGCAGCTGGTACACACTTGGGATATCCTTTACGACCTTTCTTGGCTTTCTTTCTGCCGCAAGAAGCATAACCACCACCTTTTTTAGGTCTACTGATATCTACCCAGTTCTGATTAAACCATTTTCCTAATCCGCCTCTAGCCATTATTTTCCCACCTTTTTCATAGCGGCTTTATGAGCTTGAGTAAAAGTTTTACCTTTTCTCATTTGTGTTCTCATAAATGCCATATGCTTTTTCGTATGGTGACGACTATGTCTTCGAAGAGCATTGGTTTGTCTTTTGGTAAGTTTTTTAGCCACGACGATACTTGCCTCCACGTTTCTTATAAGTTCTTACTAGCCAAGCATTTGCATACGCACTGGGATAAACGGCGAACTTTCGTCTGGCCGCCGCTTTTACCCTCGCATACAGTTTCTTGTTAGTAGGAATATTACGCTTTTTGGCAGTAGTTTTCCTTCTTCGTCTGCGTCTAACAACCATGGTGGCCTCTCATTTTTTTCTTTTTCTTGCCACCTTTTCTAGTTTTCTTCTTTTTCTTTTTGCCTGTATGATATGGCATTATTTTTCCTCCATGTACATAGTCCAAGCACCATACACTAGTCCTATCCATGCTAAGAATTTAGCCAAACCACCTGTTAAGATGACTACTAAACAACCAGCTACGATTACAG